AGTTTTTTTTGAGAATACTGCACGCTTTACAACGATAGAGAAAGGACGCCGTGTGGGATTTACCAAAGGCATAGCAAACGCTACTATCGAGTGGCTTTTAGAGGGTAAAAAAGTGCTTTGGGTAGATACTATCACATCAAATCTACAAAGATATTATGAGCGTTATTTTTTGCCTGAGCTAAAGGCTCTACCAAAAGAGCTTTTTAAATTTCACGCACAAGATAAAAAGCTAAGCATCGGCGAGGGCTACCTTGATATGAGAAGCGCAGAACGTCCAGAAAATATCGAGGGCTTTGGCTACGATATAGTGATCCTAAACGAAGCCGGTATTATCTTAAAAGATGCCTACCTTTGGGACAACGCCATAAGGGCAATGCTACTAGATAACCCAAAATCAAGAGCGTTTATAGGTGGCGTGCCAAAAGGCAAAAACCGCTTTTATGATCTTGCAAAACGTGGAATGAGTGGCGAAAAAGACTGGGTAAATTTTCAAATATCAAGCTTTAACAACCCACTACTTAGAAAAGAACAAATAGACGAAATGGTGGCAGAGCTTGGCGGTATAGATAGCGACGTAGTACGCCAAGAGATATACGGCGAGTTTTTAGACACAACCTCAAACGTGCTATTTAACCTTGCTCTAATTGAAAACACCTTTAGCACTCAGATGCCAAACGAAAAAGCTAGCATTGTCTGGGGGCTAGATGTGGCACGCGAGGGTGATGATGAAAGCGTGCTTTGTATTAGGCAAGGTTACGGCGTTACAAACTTTTACACTTTTAGGCTTGATAGTGTTACGGCTTTGGCTAGGGAGATTTTTGGTATATATGAGAGAAGCGAAGAGAAGCCAGACGCTATTTTTATTGATAGTGTTGGCGTGGGTGCTGGGGTATTTGACACTTTGGTGGATTTTGGTTTGCGTGGGATAGTCAGAGAGGCAAAATTTTCATACAAAGCGACAAATGAGAAGCTTTACGCCAATAAGAGAGCGGAAGCGTATTTTACACTCAAAGAGAAATTTAGGCTACTTAGCATCGTGCCAAACGACAAACTCAAAAAACAGCTTAGCACTATTAGTTTTTACTATGACAAGAAAGAGCGCTATTTGCTCTTGCCAAAAGAGAATATCAAAAAAGAGTTTGGCTTTAGCCCTGACTTGGCGGACGCTTTGGCTTTGACGTTTTTTGATCCACTACCAGCAAAGATTAACACGATCAACTACGATGACGGAGGCATTTGGTGAAAGAGTGTCAAAATTGGGTAGATTTGAGAAAGCAAATCGAGTATATTGCAGAAAGTATCGACGTAGAGTTAATTAGAAAGGTGGCAACACTTGATGATGAGGCTTTGCGTCTTTGCTTTTGTGTGATGATTTGCGAGTGGCTGAAGGGGGTAAAGTTTATCCCTACAAAACAAGCCAAAATCTGTCTTGCTAAAGCCCTGAAAGAAAAAGGGGTGAGTAAAAAAAGAGTGAGCGAGCTAACAAATATCAGTATAAGCACAATTTATAGATTAGGACACGAAAATGACAAACGATGAAAGAATAAGCTACCTCGAGGAGTTAGTGCAAATAGCCTATAATGGCTATGCAGAATATAAGCCGTTTTTCGACAAGCTAAATGATGCCTATTTGCTTGTGCTTGAAAGCGAGCTGTACAACAGCCTAAAAGAGCGAAATAAAAGTAAAAACTACATACCAAAGCTAAACTCAAAAGCAAAGAGAATATACGACGGCCTCACTGAAACTTATTTTAACAATGATACGTTTGCTAAGCTAGAGCCTTATATTAATTCAAGCCACGACGTGATCGACAAGTGGCAAGAGGCGCTAAATTTCTATTGCGACAAGATAAATTTGTATAAGATTTTTTCGCCTATCTTCTTAAAAGCTGCTTTTAGCCCTAGCTCAGTAGTAAAAGTGTTTTGGGGGAAAGATGAAGCAAAGATAGAGGAAATAGACATAAATGACATCTATTTTGATCCTGATGCAAAAAATACAGACGACATCCGCTATATCGTGCATAGAATTTATCTCACAATAAACGACATCAAAAAGCTAATCAAGAATAAAACATTTAAGCAAATTGATCTAAGTGAAAATAGACCTTATGAAAGAATTTGCCTAAATGAAATATATGAGCTAAACGACGATAAATGGAGTGTTAGCACTCTTTATAATAGCGAGCTACTAAGAGATAAAGTAGAGTTAAAGGACGGACAGCCATTTATTTTTGGCTATATGCTGCCACAAACAAAACGCAACACCGATAAAATGTTTGTTTGTGCTTATGGCGAGCCAGCTCTTTCCTCACTTTTGCCTTTGCAAGACGAGCTAAACGCAATCAGAAACTCAATCACAGATGTGACAAGAAACCAAGCAACGCCAAAAATCATTTTTAATCGTAGTGCGAGCATATCAAGAGCTGATTTAGAGCGCCCAAGCGGTGCAATTTTCACTGATAGTCCAGCAGACATCAAGATAGTACCGCCTGGCGACATCAACGCTTCAATGGCTACGCTTCAAGTGATCGAGCAGGAGATGAGTGAAGTCAGCGGAGTGAGCCCACAGCAAAACGGAGCACCAACAACTAGGCAAGAAACAGCGACAATGGCGTCAATTATGGCAAACGAGGGTAGCGTCAGACTTCAAGGGTATATAAGAACCTACAACGAGACCTTTTTTGAGCCTATTTTTGAACGCCTTGCTTTTCTTGTTTGGAAATATGGCAACCCATTATTTTTTGCAGGGTTTAATCGTGGTGAAGTGCCGAGTTTTAATATCAATTTAAACACTGGTATAGGGGCATTAAACAAAGAGGTACAAAAGAAAAGCTTAATGGATGCTAGCGGAATTATATCAGCTCAATTTGGCATGTGTTTACAACTTCAAGATGCAGATGGTGCAAATAGGATGAAAGAAGCAAACGAGAAAATCTTACTCGAGCTATTGCCATTATATGGCATAAAAGACCCAGAGAATTTTATCGGAAAGGAGAGTGAGCTTGCTAAACAACTTAAGCCACAGGCTATTTTGCCAGGCGTGGCAAGCCTTGACGCAGAAGCAGGAGCTTTACCAGCTGACGCAATGCCAAGCGTTTAGGGATTTTTCAGAATATCTATTAGGGCTTTATGCGGCAAGTGTGACCGCTAGCCAAAACGATAAAAACAGCGATGAAATGAGGTTAAGGGCGATCGAGAACATTAAAACACTCGAAAGCCTTTTAAGTTTTTTTGAAAATTACAAAGAGGAGTAATAAATGACAGAGCAAGAAGCACTAAACGAATTAGTAAGCATTGTAAATGGTGACGAACAAGTAGAGCCTGAAACAAACGAAGTGGCACAAGAACCACAAGAGCAACCAGTGGGACAAGTGGCAGCGGCAGAAGAGCCAAAGAAAGAAGAGCTTAACATAGAGGCTATTAAGCAAGCAATGGCTGAAGCTTTGGCTGCAAAAGAACAGCCACAAGAGCCAGCACGGCCTCAGCTTGACCCTGAAAAACAAGCCTTGCTTGATAGCTTAGGTCTTGGAAATCTTGACGCACTAAAAGCTCAAATGGATCAAATCTCACAAGCTCAGGCAGCACAAGCAGAGGAAGCAAGGAGGCAAGCGGTCTTTGACAAAAACCTAGCAGAGTTTAAAAAAGACTACCCAACTATTCGCCCTGATGATCTAGCAGAGTTTGCAAAAGCTCACGGTATGAGTGATCTACTTGGTGAAAATTATGTGGGGTGGAAAGCCGTCGCAATGGGAATGATCAATGTAGCAAAAAGCAAAGAAAAGCCAGACGAAATTTTAAGTGGGTCAAATGCGAGCAGTGAGCTATCGGCGTTTGATAGAGCCAAAAAAGGCGAGAACGTGAGCGATGTGGAATATGGCGCAGAGCTTTTGAAACTAGCAGGACTATAAGGAGTGTAAAATGGCAATAGAGGAAGGACCTTTTATTATCACAGGTTCAGCAGAGGCTTATGTTACTGAAGTAGATGAACTTGCAGCAGATAGGGCTAAAGTAAAATTCGTAGTTAATACTATGATTTATAACATGAAAGAGAATAACAGAAAAGTTATCTCTGCTATACTGAAAGAACAAAGCAAGTCTAGAATAGAGAAGCTACAAGAACAACTTCTTGAGGAGAAGATAGCATTAGCTAGAGAACAAAGACAAGCTATAGCTAATAAGAATTATATGCTTAACACAGAAGAAGGAGCATTACAAAGAGGCTATCTTAACAGTATAGCTAAAGCTGGTTATATACCAACTCAAGCTCAAGAAGGTGACCTTCGCTGCAGGTCAGATCTTCGCTCTCCCTCTGAAGTTGACGGGTGCAGGTGCCCATGCTATCGGCGGGCAGGGACAAGCGGTGCACCGAGTCGTCCGCCCTC